CACGGTGTTGATGAGGACAGAGAAACAAGAAAGAGAGGTTTTTGATATGAAAAAATACAAAATTGTAGTGAGTGGAAAAAAATATAATGAAGAATATTTTTTCTTGACGCCAGCAGAGGGAGAGATCGAGGAAGAAGTTGCAGCTATTATGGTGGAAATTAAAAATGGGAATATTTCCAGTATGGCAGTTGATGAAGTCGATCTGTAAAAAGCAGAAGGTTAGTCGAAACGGTGGAGCTCCCACCGTCTGCAGGAACAGCCCCACCTGCACTGATGAGACAGGCACACGATGAAAGGAGAGTTGACATGATTATAGGCATAGAAAAGCATTTGTTCGAAAACGAAAACCACACAGTTAGAGAGGAATATAGAGTGTATAGAAAACCATTCGTATATAATGCGAAAACAAAGTCACAGCTTACAAAAAAGGAAGTTGAGGCTTACAAAAAAATAGGAAAAGATATATTTCATTTTTGAAAGGAGGATTAAGTTATGGCATTTGAAAAAGACTTACAGACAAAAAAGGCAGATGCGCTGATCGCTTACAAAGCAGCTAAGAATGATTTTTTACAAACCGTAACTAGAGAAAATATAAAAGGTGACTTTGAAAAATGGAAGATTTTCTGTGAAAGAGAACGAGACTGCATGCTTCTTGGTGTCAGAATTTAATGAAAGGATGGTTGGTTTTATGAAATTGAAAAGAATTTTTGTTTGTGAAATGGATGAAACTGAAAAAGCATTATTAGAGGAGACAGTAAAAGTATTAAAAGAAAGCAAAGATAGCTTTGAGTATTATAAAAACAATTTCGGTGGAGATATTTATAAAGAATATGAAAACACAATTGATTTTTTAGAGAGGTTGGCACAAGGCAGATTATAAAGGAGAATTTTGAGTATTAAATCACTTTAAAAAGGTTAGGTACTATTAATAGTACCTAACCTTTTTTTACTTAAGAGGCAAAATTTGCTTCCGGAAAACCGGGCAAATTTTGGTTGGGAGCACAGATCCCCCAAACCCCTCTGCTACCGCCCTCCAGCTAAACCGCCCACAAAGTGGTCGCTTCATCTTCCGGTTGGTCTAAATCCTTCAGGAACTTCTTTGCCTGGCACACATGGATTTGCATTTTTCGGATCGCAGGATTCTGGAAGGGCAAAATTTGCTTCCGGAAAAACCGGGCAAATTTTGGTTGGGGGCGCAGATCCCCCAAACCCCTCTGCTACCGCCTTCCAGATAAACCGACCGCATGGCGGTCGCTTCATCTTCCAGTTGGTCTAAATCCTTCAAAATCTCCTTTGCCTGGCACACATGGATTTGCATTTTTCGGATCGCAGGATTCTGGAAGGGCAAAATTTGCTTCCGGAAAAACC